TAACGAGACGAGCTAATGTCATGGTGCAATAGACTCGTCCCTTTAACTTGATCCCTTCCTTAGACAGCATGGCCATATCAAACACTGCGTTATGTATGTACCACTTCATGTCCTCATTATTGTAGATAGGGGCAAGTTCTTTTAGGAGTGATTTATCGAGGTAAGTATTATCGTTTTCTGATTCAGAATTGAAATTGAAATAAAAGGAGATAGAGGGAGTGTAAAGCACCAAACCGAATAGACGGTCTGAATACTCTACACCTGTACTCTCAACATCTAACCCCACCACACGAAGTCGCTTTAGCATGTTTATAGCTTTAAGCAAGTTGGCATGAGTGGTTATTGTAACTCGCTTCATTTTTTAGGGCGAGGTTTTTTCCTTGATCTGACATCAGCTCTTACTAGATCGGTGAAATATTCAGAGAGAGTTTTCCGATCGTCTTGAAGGATCTTTCTTACTGCATCTCTGTCTTTTTCTTCAACGTTTCTGATGTACATCACACAAGGTTTCGTCGCCTTTTTTGAAAAGCGTCCGAAGTTTTTAGTCTTTGGTTGTTCTACTACTGCGGCAGTTGCCATAATTAAATCCTTTAGAAAAATTCATCTGGTTTATCGTCAGCAATTTTTACATAGGCCGACGAAAGATCATCATATAAACTATCTAAGAGTCCTAGCTTCTTAGCATCTGTTATCTCTTCAGTTTTCTTCACTTCCATTTTATAAAAAGTATGACCGCCTTTTTTACTAGTGGCCTGATTGCTAGATATTTCTATGGCCCTAGCAAACGGGGGGGTGCTCAGGTTTTTATTCTGAAACTGGGTCTGGTAAATCTGTCGGCCAGCATAATAACTAGATGACTTGAATACCATCACGAATGGAATCGGCTTAGCATTGGCCTTAACATTGGCCTCTAATTCTTCCATGGGAAGGCAGAAAAGCTGCAAGGCTTTAACCCTTTCCAATTTCCCTTCTTCAACCATTTCATTCTCAGGGAGATTTTTGTCATAAGGGATCTCCTTATAAGACACAACATTCTCCTGACTATCTTTTATACTTACGCACCAGATCTTTTTAATGGGAAGAATAGGGGCTATAATAATATTAGTTTTTTTATCGCCAAAAAGTTTATTCTCAACGTTATCTCTAAATTCTCCAACTCTTGCTTCTTCTTCTTCAACTTTCTTAGATACCTTTTGCATCAACATAATTCTAGGGATCAAAAGATCTTCAGAATCAACTTTAAAATCTTCATAATAATTCTTAATAGCGACAGGTGTTTCTTTTTTCTTAGTGACTGATTTACTCATGATTAATCCTTTTACTTTAATTTATTAAAACTTAAATTTTGTTCGAGCACTGGTTCACTCACTCCTGGGATACTAAAGTTAGGGTCATTCTCTTTTTCCTCATTATACAAGCTTCTCAGCGTCTGCGAGTGAACAGTAAGCAGCATGCTAGCTTCATCCCCTTTTTCATTAAAGTAGTCAATCATTTTCTTCCTATCAACTGGATTTTTAGGGACTCTAACTGAATATTTATTTACGACACTAATCTTGCCGATACCTTCAACACTGTAGTTAGGGAGGTTCAAGTCAGATAAGATTTTAACTAGCTCGTACTTTCGCTGGTCGCACCTTAATTTCAAGTCACTGCTCTCCTGGTGTGCATTCTGATATTGTTCACGCAACTGTGCATACTCTCTCACGAGATTATTAAGATCTTCAATTTGCATGTTAGTCCTTTGGTTCGATATTAGCGTGTTTTGCTACTACTATCTGAGCAAGTCTGTCGGCCAGGTGCTGCTGAAATTTTGCTTTCCTGTAAGGGAGTTCGTCAATTTCATGGGTTTTCCAGTGTATACATCCTGTTCTTTCAAACTCTTCAAATATAGCTTTAGAAAACGGATGCGCTGGTTCATGACCACGGGGCATTTGGTAGTATCCGTTGGATAATCGGGTGACCCTAATTTTAACATTTCGTTCTTCAAAAGGAGCTGTAGGTTTTTCATTTTTCATATCTTTAAATCTAGTATGATGTCGCTTATAGTTTGTTTTTGTTCTAGCGCTAGCTGAACCTCTTCGTCAACAGTACCTTTTGCAATCAAATCTATTTTTATTATGCTGTCGTGTTGTTCACTTCCGCCTCTGTAGTTTCTTGCTTCGGATTGGAGCTCTGATTCAAGGGAGAAGTCTCTGCTGAAATTAATAGAGTATTTAGCTTCGACGAGATTGACACCAATCCCTCCAGCTTTTCTATTTGCGATGATAACTCTGACCTCAAGGCCTGAAGTAAAGTCATCGATTGATCGTTGTTTTGCTGGTCCATTCTGTTCTCCTGTTAAAAGTGAATACTTAATATTATTACGCTTGCATATATTTTGAGCGATTCTAACATCAGCTTTAAAAGTAGTCCACACGATCACTTTATTGTTAGGGGTGAGGCTGAGGAGCATTTCTTCTAACGCTTTTTCTCTAGGAGTATCTTTGAATAAGTGTTCTTCACCTTCTGCTGTTTTCAAAAAGCCGGAGACAATTTGTTGCAGTCTAAGCAACTTAGTGACGGCCAATTGGGCAACAGATGCTTCTATCTTTTGAGTCTTAGCACTCTTTATAAAGGCAATAAAATCTTTGGCCATAGACTTGTATGCTCTCTGCTGTTCACCACTTAGATCAACAAAATACTTGTGCTTAATCAAAGGAGGAAGGTCTAGGCAATCCTTCTTTAATATCCTGTCAGATTTCCTCTTTATCAGAAACTGAAGGTCTTTGTTATTAAGTTCGTTCGGTATCCACTTAGGAAAATGCACATTGCGAGGCATGTTGGCATTCTTGTCATAGAAATATTTGGCCCTAAAGGAAAAGAAATTTTTACCGAAAGTCTCTCCTCCATCAAGAATTTTATATTGCATAAATATATCCATGGAATTATTCAAGATAGGAGTGCCTGTCAAAAGAAGCTTATAAGGAATCTCACGAGAAAGACCATAGACTGTTTTGGCCTGTTTGCTAGAAGGGTTCTTCAGCTTATGGGACTCATCACAGATAAGAAAATCAGCTCTATAGTTATGAAGTATTTCTACCACCTCTATAGATCTTAGTGCTTCGTAATTGATAAGGATCACGCCTTCCTCACATGTTGCAGCAAGAAGGCTTTCTGTTCTTTTTTTCCCTGACTGATCAAGGCACCATATATTTTTAATTGCACTAAACTTCTGGATCTCACTTTCCCAGTTCCTTAGAGTCACTAGGGGAGAAAATATCAGTACCCTTAGAGGGCGCTTATGTTCTTTTGCCTTTTGCTTTAATATCTCAATAGCTGCAAGAGTTTTACCAGTACCCATTTCCCAAAATAGTCCTAGGTTAGGCATACTCTTAGAAAGGGCCAAAATATTTTCTTGATGTTTATACAATTTCACTTGAACACCCTTGAATCATTCTCAGGGATTATTCCTGAGTTCCTAGCAATTCTTAGATTTAAGTTATACAGATCCTTCAGATTTCTAATGTCTGAAGAAAACCTCTTGTCTCCTGTTTTTAGTGAAGATATCTTCCTGTCTAGCTCATGGAGTCTATCTTCAAATCTTGCCACCAATATTCTTAGCTCCCCCTCACCAGTCATTGTTGTCTCCATCGAATACTTCCTCCGTTCCGTTGTTTTTCTTCAGACGCAGTATATCTTTATTCAGTGATATTCCATAAAGCCCTTTGGCATTCTTTCCCCCGATCCTCATTTGTGCCGTAGCCCATTCATACTCAGGGTGTAGCTCTCTAAGACTTGATCTCAAGTCAGCGGTAAACTTTGACTGGGATCTCATATAGGGTTCTTCAAGCTCCTCTCTAAAGCACTGGAAGGCTTCTTTTGTATGCATTCTTAGTTCTCTGGAAGTTGGTTCAACAGTGCAGTGAGAGTCAAGCCAGTCATAAATAGGGTTGTTTTCTCTTTTAAAGGACTCAACCTGCTTCTTGCTCTCATCACTTAAAGCATACTGAATAACGTAATTATTTTTGATGAGTCTGATCGCTCCTTCTATGGCCCAATTCATTATGCCACTGGCCTCTTTCTTAAGTTTGGCCACCAGGTTTTTATCTTGCTTGGATTCAGGAAAATAAGCATTAAAAGGAATAATAAGAAGCCGTCTTAGGAGTCCTTTGGAAATATCGTTAGTGAAGGGGAGATGGTTGCAGCTAATAAAAAACTTCACATCCATTATCGCTTCCATGGGTTGCTGGAACTTAGGGCAATAGTCCATAGAAGAACCCCCTACTATTTGCTTAAAGGCATCTCCTTCAAGGAGTCCTTTCTTAGGAGTCTCATCAACCATTGCGGCATTCTTGCCTACTAAGGCAACTCTTTTAACAGTGTCAGCAGTATCAGGAAGAGAGAAGGAGGTGACGTTGTTATCATGCAAGATATACCGGACAATCTCCTGAAAAACAGATTTCCCATTGGCACCAAGCCCATGAAGTATAATGGCCTTCTGAATTTTAGCGTTTGGGATATTGAAGAGAGCAGCACCAACAAATTCTTGGAGGCAATCTGTTATGACATCATTATCCTGAGTAACATCCTTTAAAAACTTTCTCCATATAGGGTAATCGCAATCAGGATCAAAAGAAAAAGAATGTTTAAACTTAAAGGCGTAGGCATCTTTAGGCGACACATCTTTATAAATATCCTCATATTGATAAAACTTAATATTCTCGTTAATAACCTGGGCAATGCCATTAGAAAAAGGGATTAGGCCAGGCGGATTAAAATACTTATCATCAACTATCGTATTTTCTCTCTTTATATATCCGGTAAACTCTCTTGACTCACTAGAGGAACAGGGCTTAGCTTTCTTAGGGCCTAAATATTTTTGTGGAAATGCCTCAAGCATTCCCTCTGTTGTCCTTTCCCATATATGCTCATGGTTATTATGCAAGTAATAACCAGGCAAACCTGAGTCATGGTAAATGACATGCCCAGCTTTTTTCTTATAATAATCATAAAGATCGTCGTATCTAGGAGCTCCATATTTATTAGTTTTAGGGCTATAGTGACGAAAAAATTCAGGAAGCTTTTTCCTAGGTTCTCCTGGATCTTGCCCCACCTCTGTCTGAGTCCCTTCCGTTTGAACAGTAATCCTAGGGATATCATAGCCCTTTAGGGCCAGTGGTGTTTTCACTACACCAAAATGGGGACATGCCCTACATCCATCAAATAAGGTGCAAATATGAGCACATGTTTGGGGAGCACTCTTAAGAGCATGATCTATCTTTGTCTCTGTTTCATCAAAATCATATTGTGAATATTGGTCAGAATATTCATGCACGAGTTCCCTTCCTCTAGGCAATCGACTTAAGAGAGAGACCATAGCAAACCAGTTCGGTTCGGGTTGCTCCTGATTTTCCTTCATATCTTTTAAAAAAGCACACTCTTGCTGAATGGCCGTTTTGTCATAAAGATACTCAGTAACCTCGGGGTCACCAGCTACAGGTATTCTTTCCTCTTCAAGAGTCAGGGGATTTGCATAGCTGGAGAATTTTTCTTGAATCATATAGCAAGGTTTCTGTATGCCCTTCTTAATATTTATTGTGTTGGGTATTCTCATGAGTCTGGCATGAGAGAAAACAACAGGATCAAATTTACCCTTCAATCCTACAGCATCTATTTGCTCGTTTAGTTCCTGAATAAGTTGGCCGTACGCATGCCGATACCTCTTAAAATAATCTCTCTCCTCGAAAGGTTCCTTAATTTTAAGCAAAAAGTGGAGGCCGTTCCCGGTCCAGACAATACCAATTCCTTCTTTGGAGACCTCTGGTGAATATTTTCGAAGGCCACCAGTAAAAATATCAGTATAAAGGGGTATATTTTTCTCATCGGCATCGTCCAAATCAAAGGGGATTATCTCCTGACTCACTAACTCTCTATTTCCCTGGCAGTGGGCAACAGTGTAAAAAAGGTTGTAGCGTTCTGCATCTTTAAAACTATCAAGAAATTTTTTGTTGTTAGCAAAAAGAGACGGCACCGACATGCCTTTTTGTGGACAGGGCGTCCACGAGGTGTTATCACCATTTATACGTTGTTTAAAGATTTGGATAGTAGATTTCATAAGTGTCCTAGTGTAGTCGTTTATTCAACACCGACGCTGATGTTGGATTTTGTTTCGTTTTTTTTGGTTACACTAGGACTTTTTTTTATGATTTTCAATCTAGACAAATAATTTTCTTTCTGATATCTAGCCCTTAACATAAGAATACCGCCTAAGTTTTTAAAGTTCCATGTGGAACATTCTGGCACTCCTGGATGTTCCGCTGGTTGGTGATTTGACAAAAAAGTTGAGGGAGCTGGATTTGGAGAGATTTCCGACTCCCTCGATTTTTACGCAACACTGCTTTTTTTCATTTTATTCTCAGTCACTTTAATAATTTCTACTAAATTTCCTTTCGCTTTCTTGCACTCCCTTTCGAACTCTGGAAAAAAGTCATCACCTAATGCCTTCCTCATCTCTTCTTCTTGCCATGCTTTATTAGGATTCCTATGATCCATCAATGCTGAAAAGTTCGGGCACTTGATAATGGACTCGCCTTTTGCATGAAGGGCACCGGAAATTTCTTTCTTCAACTCCTTCAACCTCTTATCCATCGCCTTGGTTTTCTCTTTCAGCTTAAAAAACTCTGCTAACGTCTCGTCAAAATAATCTAAATCTAAGTTCATGCACTCCTCCTCGTTTTCTTCTTCTTAGGTATCGTTTTTGCCAACTTGTCATAAATCTTGTCGACAATGCCGTCAGGTAAATCAATAAAATCTAAATGTTTTGTTTTTTTGGGATTCCCCTTCTTTGTTTTCTTCTTCGTTTTACTCATGCACTCCTCCTTAATTTTTTTCCTCTTAAAAAATTTTACCATAATTATCGATGCTTTGTGTCACTGTTTTGTCAACTCTTTGTTGCTTATTGAATTCTTCCGATTTCATAAGGCAATAACAATCCATTAATTTTAAATATTCCTTGGCCATTTCTAAATCCCTTTCACTTAGTTTCGTAAAAAACTCTGCACTTTGTTTCATAAACTCGTCGGCCATATATTCCTCCTTTTAATGCAATTCTTCCCAGTCATCCCCATACTCATGCCTTAAAAACTCTTCAATAGTCCTCACTTTTTCCTCAAGACTACGGACAGACCTTTTGTCATGACCTTGCTCCATCACAATTTTCTGAATATCCGTCATGCTTGAATCACCTAAACCACCGAGAACGGCATAAGGGTCATAGATCTTGTCCATTTGATCCCTTAGTTCTCTCATTTCTTTTGCTACTTCATCACTAATAGTCATTCCTTTGCTCCTTTTTATATTATGGACGAAAAAGTGGGTAAATTTCCCCAATTTTCCAATTTACTCCTTGGTTCCTTTTTCAAAACTTTCAATAAATATTAATTTGTGCTGACTCCACTTCGGGCCACACGCTTGGTATCTCCAATGGCCGGCAACATTATATTTTTTCTTGTAGTTCCATCCAACTAATTCGTAGTCATTGAAAATAGCGTCCTTCACACCTTCTTGCTTTTTCCTTTTTTCAAAGAAAGAATCTTTAGAATTAATTTTATATTTTTGGGAGTTTTCCCCCTTCATGTGCCTGATATCAGGGTCACCTGATTGGATATACAGGAGGCAAGATGCAATAAAATTGGTGTCCCAAACACCTTTCATATCTTCTTGCTCTAACCCTGACGGTGTGGCACATTTTCCCCAAGCTTCTTTAAATAAACAACTTCCTATGTTTTTTTCTTTTACCACGTTGAGATTTATGGTGTTAACTTGGGTTTTGTAGGCGTTTATAAACCCTGGCACTGGGGCTTCATGCCGATTACACATATAGTATGTAACTATAAAATTGCATATTTCAGATTTATCATTTTTAAAAATCGTAATCGTTACAATATGCTCTTTAAAAATGAGTTCAAAATAAGTTTCTCGACCATGGAAAACGTCATTTAGTGTCAGTTTATCAAGATTGGGTATTTTTACTTTCTTTAAATTTTCGGCAAAATCAGGCACAAAATAATAATATTTTTTTAAAAAATCCCCATTAACACCATAAATTCCTTTTAAAAGGGCATAAAATTGAACTATGTTACGCCCAAATATCCTGGCCATATCGTCATCAAGACCAAACGCTTCGGGGTCTTTGGAAATATGTTCTTTTCTTATATCAGCAAATATATGGGCCTTTCTAATAAGATCTATAAGATCTATTGTCGGATCTTTTATATGTTTTAATGCGTTTTTAAGGCCTAATACAGTGTCTTTAGGGTGTGTATTTATTCCAGGATCTGACAAGAGCTTTTGATATCCTCTAATCATGTCATCCCTTAAATGATAAACTAGTGACTTCACTTCAACACCCCTACCGATTATACCAAACGAATATTAGGGCCGTTCTACCTTCAACCGATTCAATAACAACAAAATCACCGCCACACTTGAGGTCCCGACCAATGGCCTCATAGTCAATATAATGTATGAGGTTCTCGGGAATCTCACCGTATAGACCGTCATCAACCATCCTTTCAGCTATCTGTTCATAGGCATCATTAATATGGCAGTCTAACTCCATAAAGAAATTATCCTCATCAAAGGTAATGGCCTCTTCTTCATTACTACAGTGATTTTCAACTAATAAACTCACTCTTTCTTTCTGCTGTTCTTCTTCAATCATTACTCACTCCTTGGTTACTTTTTTCAATTTCTTCTTGCATTTCTTGCATACGAATACATTTTTCGCGCTTTTGTCGTCAGTACTAATGCCCTTAATACAATATCCACACCTCGAGCAAAGGGCCTGTATTCGTCCATATGTTCTTTTCATTACTCACTCCTCAATTTCTTCAATAGCTTTTAAAAGGGCGTTTATAGCTGGGTAATAAATTTCTCCAGTTTTTGCATTCACCTCAAAATTACAATCTGGGGGCGTAACTTCAACTTTCTTCTCTCCCTCTGGCAGACAATGAACTTTCATTCTAAATTCCAGATTAAGAAAAATTACCTTTTTTAATTTCTCTTTTAGTTTTCTTAAATCACTCATTACTCACTCCTTTTAATCCGTTGTTTTAATGTTCTTCATCTTTTCAAACTTATCTTCAATGATGGAATAGATAAGGGGATTTTTGTCGTGAATCATAGCAAGTGGTTCAGCGATATCTTTGTATGTTGGTGGATAAGTACCATAAAGTATGAGATAGTATTCTGCTATCGTTCGATATTGTAGTTTTTTTACGTCAATACTTTTCATTTAGTCCCCATTCCTTTTCAATGTTTCCGTCAATTCCCTTAATTCGGGAGACACAAAATATTCATAATATTCTTTGGCGTTTTCCACATAGGAATCAATAGCGTTTTCTACTAATTCATGATCTTTCACCCTTTCCATTACTTGAATTTTTGTGTCGTTATCATAAAAAATAAAATTGCCACCCAAAGAATCTAACCCTTCAAAAAGAGCGCATTTAATATCAACAAAAATCACTTGAATTGCTAAGTCTCCATTTTCTAACTGCTTATAGTAGTGATTCTTTTCCTCAAGGTCTGTTTCAAGGTCGCTTATATGATCTTCTTGCTCATCATCGACTGAAATAGTTATTGTCACTTCCCTTTTTCTTCCAAAAAGATCTATTTCTTTTTGATACTCTTTAATCGTTTCCATCATGCACTCCTTTAGCCAATGGCCATAAGACCCA